GGAAAGATGGTGTAGGGATCAAGGCCCGGGTGGAATGGACTGAGAAGGCTGCAAAGTTTATTGCCAGTAAAGAATACCGGTATTTTTCCCCTGTTTTTGCAATACGAAAATCAGACAGCCTGGTCTGCTACCTGGACAGCGTTGCACTTACCAACAGACCTAAAACAACTAATTTAACACCTATTCTGGCAAAGCTTGAGGCCGGGCTGGGAGACAAAATCACTAAGGAGGAAACAATGGATCGTAAAAAATTAATTGCCGCCCTGGGGCTTAAAGATGATGCCACGGATGCAGAAATTTGGACAGCAGTGGCCAAGCTGGACGTAAAGCTTCCAGATGAAAAGATAACTGAGGTTTTGCCAAAAACAATCACGGCCGCTCTGGATCTAAAAGAAACAGACACGGAATCCGTGGTGGTGGCATCCATCCACGCTCTCAAACAGACCAGTAAAACCAGTGTGTCTGTGGAGGATTTTAACGCATTGCAAAAAAAGATTACCGACCGGGATGCCACTGATGCAGTTGCTGCTGCCATGGCAAAGGGCAAAGTCACACCGGACCAGAAAGACTGGGCCACGAAATATGCCACAAAAGACCTTGAAGGGTTCGGTCTTTATGTTTCTAAAGCGCCGGTGGTTGTTCCGCTGGAGAAGCTTGCCGACAAAACAGAACAGAGTGATGATCTGATCAAGGATGAGGCGGTCATTCAGGTGGCAAAATCAATGGGCGTGGATCTGGCAGATATTAAAAAATATAACGGGTAACCCGGGTACAGGGTATCCGGGGACAGTTTCAAGGTACCCGGGGACAGATTTGAAATCTGTCCCCTAAGCACTTAAGCAAGCACTAAGCATTCAACCTTTTAGGGAGGATTAATAAATGACAGCGTTAACAGAAGACAAACAAATAGAACTCCAGGACGGCATGGAAAAAGATTTTTCGGTCGCGGCCAGCGAGAAAATATTCGGCGGGGCTTTTGTCTGCGTGAATGCGGCCGGATATGCCTTGGAAGGCTCTGACACATCCGGGCTGATTTTCCAGGGGATTGCCACGAACCAGAAGGATAATTCTGACGGTTCAAACGGAGACCTTTTCGTGGTGCTGAGGCGCCGGGGATTGGTCAAGGCGATCATGGACACGGCCATCACTATTGCCAATATAGGGGATAATGTATTCCTGGTGGATGATCAGACCGTGGATCTCACGGCCAATGTGACGAACAATATTCTTTGCGGCATCATTGCAGGATATATCGACACAACTCATGCCTGGATTGATATTGAGCCTGCCATCCGCCAGGCGGACGTGGCAACCCATATTTCAGACGGCAGCGCAGCACATGCTGCCAGCGCCATCAGCATCGCCGATGCCGGAGAACACACGGCTCAGACCGAAGTTGAGGCTGCGCTCCAGGAACTCTACCAGCACATGCTCAGCACTCAGGCCATCATCAACTTGCCGCTGGGGGGATTTACAGAACAGGACGGAACCGCCCTGGCTGATTTTGCCAATGCTGATTCGACAACACCGGGCTGGAACGCAGGGGACGAAAGTTTCGGCATCCGCTGGAACAATCACGCCAACCCTGATCCGATCTCCTCCAGCGTGCCGATACCGCCGGATCTTGACGAGACAGCCGACGTTATCCTGCATGTGCTGGCGGCAAAGGTCGGCGCTACAGCCGGAGATGCGGTCACATGGCTGGTAGAGGCGTTTAACAACGCGGGTGCGGCATTGTATGATGCTGATGCTGATTTTGGAGGAACGTCATCTGCCATGACCGGTGATGCCGCGACCAAAACCTGCCAGGAGGAAACCTTGACGCTGGCCGCTGCCAACATAGCAGCATCGCCCTGCGTGATGGCGCTTACGCTGCAGCCAACAGACGGCACGCTCGGCACAGATGATGTCATCGTCCTGGGTGTGTGGCTTGAGTATACGCGCAAGATCCTGACAACGTAACAGGATAAAAAAAATAGATCCCGGCTGGCTCTAACAGCTGGCCGGGAACTTTAAACCAATTGATTTTTAATATTTGAAGCAGGAGGAAATATCATGTTAGTAAACAAAACTAATTTGACAGCGGTTTTCATAAACCTGAAAACCATTTTCAACAAAGCCTTTGATGCGGCTCCCAGTATCTGGGAAAAAACCACCATGAAGGTGCCCAGCGGGTCTGGGCAGAATGATTATGCCTGGATCGGCAGGTTTCCAAAAATGATCAAATGGCTGGGGTCAAAGACCATTAAGGCGCTCAAGGCGCATGGCTACACAGTGGTCAATGATGATTACGAGGCCACGGTGCAGGTGGACCGCAATGATATTGATGATGACAATATCGGGATGTATGCGCCCATGGCCCAGGATGCCGGGTTTTCAGCAAAGCAGCTGCCCGACGAGATTGACGCGGACCTGAAAAATAATGCATTGGCTAAAGAATGTTATGACGGGCAGTATTTTTATGACGATGATCATTCTGTGGCAGGGGCCAGCGTGAGCAATCTTGGCACTGCAGCGCTTTCAGCCGCCACAACAGCCGCGGCCCTGGCAAGCTATGGAGCGGGACGTCTGGCCATCATGGGTTTTAAGGATGATGAAGGCAGGCCCCTGGGTCTGATCCCGGACGTCCTGGAGGTCGGGCCTGCCCTGGAGGCAACTGCCAAACTGCTCTGCGAAAATGACAAGCTCACAGATGAGTCTCCAAACCCATATAAGGGCACGGCAAAAGTCCTCCTCAATCCGAGGATCACCAGCACCACCCAGTGGATGTTGCACGTGACCAACCGGCCTCTTAAGCCCTTTATCTACCAGGAAAGAAAAGCACCGGTATTTGTCCAGCAAACGACACCTGAATCCGACAATGTGTTTATGAACAAAAAATTCAGGTTTGGTGCCGAGGCAAGGGTCGCGGGTGGATATGGGCTCTGGCAGATGTCTTATGGATCAACCGGCCTGGGTTAATCACTGAATCACTTTTAGCCATAAATAAATAAAACAGGTGTGCCGGACTCCGGCATGCCTGGTTCAAAGGATTCAAGGAGGAGACATGATAAAAGTTAGAGCAAAAAGAGAAGGGTTCCGGAGGGCCGGGGTTTCATTTCCCAAAGCCGGCAAAACATATCCGGACGATTTCTTTTCTTTTGACCAGCTGAAACAGCTCAAGGTTGAGCCCATGCTTGAGGTCACTTATTTGCCGGATCTTCCAAAGGCAGACCCGGACGGAGAGACTGAGCCCGTTGAAACAGAGCTTAAAACGCATCCCGGTACCGGAGAAGAAATGATTGGGCAAGAGGGTCCGGGTGTTCTGGTATCAGACCCGGACGAAGAGCTCCAGGCCAGGAAGATTATGGGAAAAATGACTAATAAAAAACTCAAAGCTGATTGCGATGACATGGGGATTGAATATCCGGCTGATGCAACCAAGGCTGTACTGGTGGATCTGATTCTTAAAAACACTGCACCGCCTCCGGAGGAATAATGGCTTACTGCGATCTTACCGATATCAAAGACATGATGGATGAGGCTGAAATCATCCGGTTCACAGATGATGCCGATGCCGGGGTTGTCAATACTTCGGTCACTGACAAGGCCATTGCAGGTGCGGATGCGTTAATTGATTCCCATATTGCCACCCGGTATTCCGTGCCCGTATCACCGGTGCCGGATATCATCACGGATCTTGCCTGTGATATTGCCATATACAAGATCTACTCAAGGCGCAGCCAGGCCCCGGATGAAATCAGGAAAAAGTATGATGATGCCGTCAAATATCTTGAAAAGGTTGCTGCAGGAAAGATCATCATCCCGGATGCCACATCGGCACCTACAAGCTCAAGCAATGATGCCGTCATTATCACATCCAGTGACAAGATTTTCTCACGCGATAAAATGAAAGGGTTTTGATCATGGCAGGCTACGGTGTTCTGTTTACATGGGATGATAAGGATGTCCAGGCCATGCTTGCCAAAAGCATTGCCAATATCAAGGACATGACCCCTGTCATGAAATCTTTTTCCGAGTATATGGTTAATCAGACTCAGAAACGGTTTGAAGATGAAGAGGCACCGGACGGATCAGGCTGGCAAAAGCTGTCTGATGTGACAAAGGCCCGCAAAGCAAAGCTTGGTAAAATAGACAAAATCCTGCAGCAGGACGGGTATTTACGCCTGGTGCATCCAAAAGCTGATAAAGACAGTGCCGGTGTTTATTCCGATCGGATCTATGCAGCCATACACAACAGAGGCGGCATGGCAGGCCGGGGCCGTAAAGTGAAGATCCCCAAACGTGAGTTTTTGGGATTCAATGATGAAGATTTTAAAGAGTTTGAAGAAACCTGCAAGGACTGGATCGTCCTGGGGAGGAGACCATAATGAGAGGATTATTGCCGCTGATAAAGACTGCTTTAGCCGGTGTGTTTACAGGCATCCGGTCAAGTGACATTTTTCTTATCCCGGAACCTTCCATTATACCCGATGGGGTCAGGTTCCCCTGCCTTGGTATCAAGGATGGTAAAGTCGATATTTCTGAGCTAATGGGAAACGTCCTGGAGAAAACATTGCCTGTTGAAATCTATTATTATGACCGGCTGAGCCCTGGGGATGACTGTATCCTGGATTTTCTTGAAAAAGGGGATGATATCCATGACGAACTGACAGCAAACTATTTGTCAGGATATGTGAAATCAACTTCACCAAGGTCTGAAACACCTGTAAAAATCATGTACACCAAAAAGGGGCTGATCCTTCGGAAAGGCCTGTTCTATAAATATGAAAGAGAGGAATAAAAAAATGATTAAACTCAAAAAAGGGCAGGAGACATTCCAGATCGTTGACGGCCCGGATGCCGGGAAAACTTTTACCCGGGGCGTGGAATATGACATCCCTCCAAAAGGCTATGAGAACAGATTTGAGACGGTAAAACTTCACAAACCTGTTGAGGTGAAAATAACAGAAAAAAAGGGAGGTAAAAGCAAATGAGATCTGTGAGAGCAAATCATAATATCATTGCTGTTTCTGCCTATGCAAAGGAAACGGCCATCAATACGGCCCAGACCCTGGATCTTTCCCTGCTTGCTTCCGTGGGGGATATCATCAGTTTGGATCCTAGGCGGGAATCCAACAAGGATGAGCTGACAGGCAAAGAAGAGGCTGATACCATATACAATCTGGGACAGACCGCTAACCTGTCCCTGAACTTTCCCAAGGCCCAGCCCCAGCATTTTGCCCTGCTCTATGCGTATGCCCTGGGTGTCATTGCCTCGGCAGCGGCCGGTACTGGATACAC